CTATTACCTGCATGGTTTCTAGGTAAATACCCAGATAAGAAGATTATCCAGACTGCCCATACTGCTGAACTAGCGGTTGGCTTTGGTAGGAAGGTTAGAAACTTAGTAAATAGCCCTGACTATAAGGCTATATTCCCTGATGTCAGTCTGCAATCAGACAGTAAAGCAGCAGGAAGGTGGAATACGAACCAAGGTGGTGACTATTTTGCGATAGGGGTAGGTGGTGCGGTTACTGGTAAAGGTGCTGACCTACTAATCATTGACGATCCCCATTCAGAACAAGAAGGTGCAAGTGCTGATATAAACGTATTTAATAGAACATACGAGTGGTATACATCTGGTCCGAGACAGCGTTTACAACCTAATGGTTCTATCGTTGTGGTTATGACTAGATGGCACAATAAAGATTTAACAGGACAAGTGGTTGATGCAAGCATTAAACGTGGCGGTGCAGACCAATGGGAAGTTATAGAACTTCCTGCGATTATGCCTTCAGGTAATCCTTTATGGGCAGAATTTTGGAAGATGGAAGAATTACAGGCTTTGAAAGCCGAGCTACCGAATAGTAAATGGATGGCTCAATATCAACAAGACCCTACTTCAGAAGAGGGTGCATTAGTTAAAAGAGACTGGTGGCAAGTGTGGGAAGGGAGAAACCCCCCAGATTGTGAGTTTGTTATCCAATCATGGGATACAGCTTTTATGAAGAATCAAAGAGCTGACTTTTCTGCTTGCACTACTTGGGGTGTTTTCTATTTAGAAGATGATGACGGAATGCTAGCACCTAACTTAATTTTATTAGATGCATATCAAGAAAGGCTAGAGTTTCCTGAGTTAAAGAAAATGGCTATGGAAAAGTACAATGCCTATAAGCCTGATGCTTTTATAGTAGAAGCTAAAGCAGCAGGTATGCCCCTTATCTTTGAGTTAAGGGCAATGGGGATACCCGTACAAGAATACACACCTAGCCGAGGTAACGATAAGATATCAAGAGTAAATGCAGTATCTGATCTATTTGCTTCAGGAGTAGTTTGGGCTCCAGAAACTCGTTGGGCAGAAGAAACCATAGAACAGTTTGCTGGTTTTCCTAATATGGAACATGATGATTTAGTTGATAGCACTACGCAAGCTCTGTTAAGATTCAGACAAGGTGGTTTTGTTTCATTGTATTCAGACGAAGAAGATGAGCCTTTAGAACATAACCGAACAGCAAATTATTATTAGGATATTAAATGGCAATTGAAAGACAACCCGCTACACCTATAGAAGGTCTTATAGAACAAGACCCTGAATCAGACATAACAATAGAAATAGAAGACCCTGAATCAGTAGCTATTGAGACTGAAGATGGGGGAATGATTATAGACTTTGATCCTAATGCAAAAGATGTAGGTAACGAAGACTTTGATTCTAACCTTGCAGAATTTATGGATGATGATGTCCTTAATGAAATAGGCAATGAATTAGTAAGTGCATATAACGGAGATAAAGAGTCTCGTGCAGATTGGGAAGAAACTTACACTAAAGGTCTAGATCAACTAGGATTAAAAATAGAAGAACGAACACAACCTTGGGCTGGTGCTTGTGGAGTATTTCACCCGATGCTTTCAGAAGCAGTTATACGTTTTCAGTCACAATCAATTACGGAAATGTTTCCAGCTCAAGGACCTGTAAGAACTAAAATTGTTGGCAAAATAACTGACGATAAAACAAAACAAGCACAAAGAGTACAAGACTACTTAAATTACTTACTGACACATGAAATGTCAGAGTACAGGACTGAAACAGAAAAGATGTTATTTTCATTACCTCTTGCTGGTTCAGCCTTTCGTAAAGTTTACTTTGATCCTAGCTTAGATAGACCAAGTTCTATATTTGTACCAGCAGAAGATGTTGTAGTTAATTATGGTGCTAGTGATTTAGAAACTTGTGAACGTGCTACCCATGTTATGCGTAAGTCTTCTAATACAATTAGAAAAATGCAAGTTAATGGCTTTTATAGAGACATAGAGCTACCTGCTGGATCACAGAACACTTCTGATATAACAAAGAAATATAACGATATAACAGGCGAACAGGACACTTATAACTACGATCAAAGCCATACTATATTAGAAATGCAAGTTGATTTAGACCTAGAAGGGTTTGAAGATATGAGTAGTGATGGAGAAGAAACAGGTATAGCTATACCTTATGTTGTAACTATTGATTATCCAAGTGGAATTATACTTAGCATTCGTAGAAACTATTACGAAGATGATGAAAAGAAACTTAGAAGAATGCACTTTGTTCATTATCAATACCTACCAGGATTAGGATTTTATGGGTTTGGTTTAATACATATGGTAGGTGGTTTAGCTAAATCAGCTACATCTATACTTAGACAACTCGTTGATGCAGGAACATTATCTAATCTTCCTGGTGGTTTAAAAGCAAGAGGCTTGCGTATAAAAGGCGATGATACCCCCATTATGCCTGGAGAGTTTAGAGATGTTGATGTACCAGGTGGTGCTATCAGAGACAACATAACTTTCTTGCCATACAAAGAACCATCAGGAACTTTATATCAACTATTACAAAACATAGTAGAAGAAGGAAGAAGGTTTGCCAGTATATCTGATATGAAAATATCTGACATGAATAATCAAGCTCCAGTAGGTACTACACTTGCATTACTTGAAAGAAATCAAAAAGTTATGAGTGCGGTACAAGCTAGACTCCATGCTTCTATGAGAAAAGAATTTGATATCTTAGTAGGTATAGTTAAAGACTTTACTGAACCTGCTTATCCATATGAAATGGATGAAGAAGAATTTATTAAAGGATCAGACTTTGATAATAGAGTAGACATACTACCTGTATCTGATCCGAATGCAGCAACAATGGCGCAAAGAATTATGCAGTATCAAGCTGCTATGCAATTGGCACAATCATCTCCTGAGATGTATAACTTGCCAGAACTACATAGGCAAATGCTTGAAGTATTAGGCATAGAAGATGTTGATGCTATTATCCCTGATACAGACGATATCAAACCAGTTGATCCTGTAACAGCAGTACAAAATTTAATTAATGGTAAACCTGTTAAAGCGTTTATAGATCAGGATCATGAAGCACATATTGCTACATTAATTTCTACTCAACAAAATCCTGAAATGATGCAGATTGTTCAACAGAGTCCTAAAGCCCCTGTAATACTTGCAGCAGCTTCTGATTATATAAATCAACATTTAACCATGCAATTTAGAAAACAAATTGAACAGGAAATGGGTATTGAGTTACCACCAGAAGGTGAACCTCTACCAGCAGATGTTGAAAAACGTATATCAACTCTTGTGGCTGAAGCAGCACAAAGAGTTACTGGTACATCACAACAGAGAGCTGAACAAGAAAGAATTGAGCAACAGCAAAAAGACCCACTTATTCTAATGAAAGAAAGAGAAGTAGCTATTAAAGAAGGTGAGTTGCAACGTAAAGCTGCTGATGATCAAGCCAGATTACAATTAGATGCAGCTAAAGCAGCCAATAGAGATGAGATAGAACGTGAAAGAATATCTACACAGGCTGAAATTGCAGGTGCAAGAATTGGTCAAGCAACTGCTAGCGATCTGCTTGCAAATAAACAGCTTGAAGACAAAGCCGAAAGAGAACAATACGAAAAGGGTATTGACATTGGCTTGAATATAGGAAAAGATATCAATAAGAATGAATAATGATATCACTCAGCTATCACTCTCAGAACATCTGAAGATAAAGCTGCGTGGTATGATGAACGAACATGCTGATCATATAGCTTCTGGAGCTTGTAAAGATTATAATGAGTATCAGAAAATGACTGGCATTATCGAGGGTTTAGCCCTTGCAGAACGAGAACTCCTAGATTATGTTGAAAGGGTTCTTACAGAATAGGAACTCGACTCCTTAAAGTCGTGCAAAAAATATGAGTAAAGCAGAAGTAAAAATACCTGAACCAGAAAGCGTAAAAGCACCTGATATAAGCAACGAAACTAAATCACAATTACCAGAACCTGCGGGTTGGAGAATATTAGTAGCAATGCCTAGAGCAGAAGAAAAAACTGATGGTGGTATTGTAAAAGCCTCCCAGACTATAAAAGACGAAGAAGTAAGTAATATTTGCGGATACGTTATGAAGTTAGGACCAGAATGCTACAACGACACAAAAAGGTTTCCTAGCGGACCTTGGTGTAAAGTTGGAGATTGGGTGGTATTTCGTGGTTACTCAGGCACTCGCATGAAAATGTATGGACAAGAGTTTCGTTTAATTAATGACGATACTGTAGAAGCAGTAGTCGATGATCCAACAGGAGTAGTTAGAGCATGAGTGAAACCGAAATTATAAATGAAGAACCAAATATAAGTGAAACTGTTTCACAGTCAGAAGAAGAAAAGTTTTTTGGAAGACAAACAGAAATAGATAATACAATTCCTGAAGGATTAGAAGTTGAAGTTATAGATGATACCCCTATAGAAGATCAACGACCTGCAAAAGCAGAAGATACTTCACCAGATATAGATGATGAAACTGTAGATAAAGAAATAACTGATTACAGTAAAAGAGCTGGTGACAGAATTGCTAAAATTAAATACGAGTTTCACGAAGAACGTAGAGCAAAAGAAGCAGCTACTAGAGAATCTCAAGAAGCTGTAAAGCGTTTACAAATATTAATGTCTGAAAATCAAAAGCTACAAGCTATGGTTGATCAAGGCGGAGAAGTTTTAAATAAACAAGCACATAATAATGCTTTATGGGCAAAACAAAATGCACAAGATGCATTTAAAAAAGCTTACGAAGAAGGTAATGCTGATGAAATGACTAAAGCTCAAGAGTTATTATCTAGAGCAACATTAGCAGAACAACAGTCAACAAATATGGCTGCTAGTCTTCAACAACAAATAGCACAAAATTTACCACAAGAAGAATATATACCTGCACAACCTGATCCTGAAATGCAAGTATGGTCACAAAAAAATCCTTGGTTTATGGGAAGTGAACCTATTCATCAATCGATGACTTCTTATGCAATGCATTTAGATAAAGAATTACAACTTGAAGGTATTGACCCAGCTAGTAAATCAGAAGAATACTATAATCAAGTAGATCAAAGAATGAGGATTAAATATCCAAGCTTTTTCGGTGTATCATCAACAAATGAGGTAGAAATATCTCAAGAAGATTCACCTAAACGACAACCTTCAACAGTTGTTGCATCCGCAACGAGGGATAGCGGAAACAAAAAACCCACGCAAATACGTCTTACTCAGACACAAGTTAAGCTAGCTCGCCAACTTGGAATTAGTCCTGAGCAATACGCAAATCAATTATTGAAGGAGGCTTAAATGTCAGAAGAAAATAATAACACTAATGAAGTGGAGGCAGTTTCTACTGATACTCCTGTAGACCAAGAGCGTACCCCTAGGGGAACAGAAAGCCGAGAGGCTACCCAACACACACAAGATTGGGAAAATGTGTCAAACCTACCTACACCTAACCCACAAGAAGGCTGGGTATTTAGGTACATCAGAACTGCCCTTTTAGGTCAATCTGATAATCCTAATGTATCTAGACGTTTTCGTGAGGGATGGATACCATGTGAATTGCAAGATCATCCTGAACTTCAAATTCATATGATGGATCATGGCTCGGAGTGGGCGAAAAAAGGTAATGTAGAAATAGGTGGACAATTATTGTGCAAGATGCCAGCAGAAAAAGCGAAAGCTAGAGATGAACACTTTGCTAATTTAGCTCAGTCACAACTTGAATCTGTTGATAATGTGTACTTTAAAGATCAGGATGGAAGAATGGCGACCAAACAAGTGTTTGAGCGTAATTCTAAAACAACTTTTGGTAAAGATTCTTAGGAGTCTTTAATAATTAATTTAATTTAAGGAGACAATTATGTCTACAACAGCAGCTCCATTTGGAGCAAGACCTATTGGTACAGTTGTTGGAAGCCCTTATCAAGGAAAAGTTACTCACTATAAAATTAAAAATGCATATGGAACTTCTATATTCTATGGCGATTTTGTAAAGTGGGGTGACGACAATCCAAATACTACTGTCCAAAAAGATACTGGTACTACGGCTTGTACACCTATTGGTGTTTTTCTTGGTTGTGCTTACACCGACCCAACTACAGGTCAATTCACACCAAATCAATATTACCCAGCATCAACTGCTGCGGATGATATTGTTGCGTATGTTGCAACTGATCCATTTATTATTATGCAAATGCAAGGCGATGAAACTTTAGGTCAAGACGACTTAGGGAAAAATTTCGCAGTCGTGCAAACAGCAGGTAGTACATCTATCGGTAACAGCAAAAATGCAGTAGATGGAAGTACAGCAGCCACTACCGCTACATTACCACTAAAGCTTATCGACTTTGTCGATGGACCTGATAGTGCCGTAGGGGATACTTATACTGATGTACTTGTTATGTTTAACGTAGGGCATCAATTGCTCAACACAACTGGTATTGGTTAAGGAGTAATATTATGGCAGCTATATCAAGAGCGAATGAGCTACATCAACTCCTACCAGGACTTAATGCCTTGTTTGGGGAAGAGTACAACAACTACGAGAACGAGCACGAAGAAATTTATGCAACTGAGAATTCTGAAAGATCATTTGAAGAAGAACTCAAGTTGTCAGGTTTCGGAGCTGCTCCCGTGAAAAATGAAGGATCAACTATCAGTTATGATGTTGCTCAAGAATCTTTCGTGGCTCGTTACACACACGAAACAATAGCTATGGGCTATTCGATCACAGAAGAAGCAATGGAAGATAACCTCTATGTTTCTCTCTCTGGTAGATATACTAAAGCTTTGGCTCGTGCAATGGCTTACACAAAACAAGTGAAAGCAGCGTTTCCATTAAATAATGGATTCTCTACTACTTTCTCTTCAGGTGATGGTGTTGCTTTATTTAGCACAGCTCACCCACTTGTAAGTGGTGGAACTAACAGCAACAGACCTTCTTCAGGTGCTGACTTAAATGAAACATCTTTAGAAGATGCTATCATTCAAATCGGTAAATATACTGATGAAAGAGGTCTTAAAATTGCAGCTAGACCAAGAAAACTAATAGTACCATCTGATCTTCAGTTTGTTGCTACTAGACTATTGCAAAGTGACTACAGAGTCGGTACTGCTGACAATGACATCAATGCAATCAAAACTAATGGAGTGATTCCAGAAGGTTA